TTATATTGATATCATTAATGGTAATTCAAACTATGTTTGGGTTGCTAATGATCGCACTACTGCTCGTTCAAATTCTGGTAGATTGTTAACTTCTTCAACATCAACTGCACCAGGTTCATATCAGTTTGTGTATGGCTCTAATGGTTGGGACGAAGCAAATACAAACGTATTCTCTGCTGTTGCAGCTGCATATGATATGTTCGCTTCACCTGAAGATGTTGATATTTCTCTTGTTTTACAAGGTAAACCTCTAGGTGGTGCAACTAGTATTAACAGCGAAACTATTGAAAATTATCAGCTAGCAAATTACTTAATTGATAATATTGCAGGAACTCGTAAAGATTGTATGGTTCTTATTTCACCAGACAGATCAAAAGTTCTAAACAATAATGGTAGAGAAGCAACAAGCTTGAAAAATTGGAGAGGCGCTCTTCACAATTCTTCATACGCTGTTATGGATAGTGGTTATAAGTACATGTACGATCGTTACAATGATATCTATCGTTGGATTCCATTGAATGGCGATATTGCTGGTCTATGTGCTCGTACAGATAATACAAATGATGCATGGTGGTCACCAGCTGGTTTCAATCGTGGTCAAATTAAAAATTCTGTTAAACTAGCTTACAATCCTAAGTTAACTGATCGCGATATTCTTTACTCAAACAATATCAACCCAGTTGTTACATTCCCAGGACAGGGAACTGTGCTTTATGGAGATAAAACTCTTACTGCTAAACCAACTGCTTTCGATCATATTAATGTTCGTCGCTTGTTTATTGTTCTTGAAAAGGCAATTTCAACTGCTTCAAAATATTCTCTATTCGAGTTTAACGATGCATTTACTAGAGCGCAGTTTAAAAACCTCGTAAATCCTTATCTACGTAATATTAAGGGTCGTCGTGGTATCACTGACTTCCTTGTTGTTTGTGACGAAACTAACAACACTGCTCAGGTTATTGATTCTAACCAGTTTGTTGGTGATATCTATATTAAACCAGCTAAGTCAATCAACTTTATTCAGTTGAATTTCGTGGCTGTTGGAACTGGCGTTCAATTCTCCGAAGTTGTTGGCAAGTTCTAATAAATAGATAAAAGCTCAAAGGAGTAAAATAGGATGCCATTTAATATTAATACCTTCAAATCAAACGGTCTAGTGTATGGTGGCGCTAGACCGTCCCTATTCAGTGTGTATCTATCAGTACCTCAAGGTATTGGTATCGATAGCGTTTCCGTAGATAAGTTCCGTTTCGTTTGTAGAGCAGCTGAACTACCAGCTTCTGCTGTCTCTTCAATCGAAATTCCTTATTTCGGTCGTAAAATTAAAGTTGCTGGCGAAAGAGCTTTCGCTGATTGGTCAGTAACTGTAATGAATGACGAAGATTTCGCCGTTCGTTCATTGTTTGAAACTTGGTCAAATGCTCTTAACCGTATGGTTTCTAACGTTCGTGACCCTAATATCAATGCTGAAAACTATAAGGCTGACTTAGAAATTATTCAGTATGGTAAAGACGGTAATCTTATCCGTTCTTATCAATTGGTTGGCGCTTTCCCAACAGAAATTGGTAACATTGGATTAGATTGGGATTCTGCAAACGCTGTAGAAAGTTTCTCTGTAAACTTCTCATACGATTATTGGGTTCCAGTTACTGAACAGTCTGATAAGAAAGCTGGTGGTGTTAACCTTTATGGTACTGCTGCTGTCACAGACGGTCCTCTTGGACCATAATAAGTATAACTATATGATGGAAGGGCGAATTAACGCCCTTCTTATTTTGGAGAAATAAATGGCAGAGTTATTCGGTTTCGAATTTAAAAGAAAAGTTACTGAGGGTGATAAACAGCTCCCATCATTCGCTCCTCCAAAGGACTCGGATGATGGCGCAGCAGTTATTTCTGCAGGTGGTGCTTATGGAACATATGTTGATCTTGATGGTACCATTAGATCTGAAGCTGAATTAGTTACCAGATATCGTGAAATGGCTTTACAGCCAGAATGTGACGCAGCTATTGACGAAATTGTTACTGAATCGATAGCTATTGATGAAAATAATATCATTGAAGTTAATTTAGATGATGTTAAAGTTGCAGACAATATTAAAAAAGTTATTCGTGATGAATTTCAAACTTGTTTAAAACTTTTAGATTTCAATAAATTTGCTTACGAAATTTATCGTCGTTGGTATATTGATGGTCGTTTATACTATCATGTTATTATCGATGATAAAAATAGCAGAGACGGAATTAAAGAACTTCGTTACGTAGATCCCCGTAAGATCCGTAAAGTTAGAGAAGTTACAAGAAAACGCATTTCGGCTGAACAGCCTGGAGATGCAATGATTAATAAAACTGTCAACGAATATTTTATTTTTAATGACAGAGGTTTTAATTTTGGTAATAAAACTGTTGGTCCTTCAACAAGTGGTTTGAAAATTGCCAAAGATGCAGTTTTATATATTGTGTCAGGTTTGACTGATAACCAAGGTACAATGGTTCTTTCATACCTACACAAAGCAATTAAGGCGCTTAATCAGCTTCGCACTCTCGAGGATGCGTTGGTCATTTATCGCCTTGCACGTGCACCAGAAAGACGTATTTGGTATATCGACGTAGGTAACTTGCCTAAGATGAAGGCAGAACAATACGTTCGTGATATCATGGTCAAGCATAAGAATCGTTTGATCTATGATGCTGCTTCTGGTGAAATCCGTGACGACCGCAAATTCATGACTATGTTGGAAGACTATTGGCTTCCTCGTCGTGAAGGTGGTAGAGGTACGGAGGTTACTACCCTACCAGGCGGTCAAACGCTTGGTCAGATGGACGACGTGCTATATTTTCAAAAGAAGTTTTTACAAACACTTAACGTTCCAGTTTCAAGACTTAACTCAGACGCTTTGTTCTCACTAGGACGTGCAACTGAAATTACTCGTGATGAGTTGAAGTTTGCTCGTTTCATTGTTCGTTTGAGACTACGTTTCTCTATGTTATTTTTAAAACTATTAGAAAAGCAGCTTATTCTTAAGGGTGTTGTTACACCTGAAGATTGGGATTTAATTTCTGGTGATGTTAAATTTGACTTCGCAAAAGATAACTATTTTGCCGAACTTAAAGAAGCAGAAATTCTTGAAGGTCGTGTTAACCTTGCTCGTAATTTCCAAGATATGGCTGGTAAATATTATTCTCATCAATGGGTTCGTAAACATATCCTTCAGCAGTCTGATGATGATATTCAGAAAACTGATGAAGAAATTATGGCAGAAAACAATAGTGGTGATGTAAGATGGCTAAATCCAGCTATTGAACAAAACGCTCAATTCGTCCAACAGCAAGATCAACAAGCCCAACAACAGGGTGTTGATCAAGGCGGTGGTGATGATGAAATGAGACAAAAAATGGAACAGGTTCGTCAAGCTCAAGTAATCGTCGATCAGATGAAAGCTAAGGGCAGCAATAGAACTATGCAAGACGAAACTAAGTATAAACAAGCTGTTCAGATTGTTGCTAAAAATAAAGACTTATTGGCACAAATGGGCACAGGACAACAGTGATAGGATATAATCATGGAAAACGATAAATACCAATTAACAGATCTAGTTTCAGCCGCTGTTGAGCAGAAGGCTACTACTTTTGGTGATGCATTCAATAGCTTAGTTCTTGATAGAATTCATGACGCTGTTGAAAACAAAAAGATAGAAATCGCTCAACAGCTTTACGGCTACGAACCAAATAACTCAGAGGAATAAAAATGGCGAAATATCTCAGAGAAGTTACCAATAAAAAAGCTGCTGTTGGTGGTGAACACACCAGCGAAAATGGCGAGTTGAATATTGACGATTTTAATGCTTCTCCAGGCAATAGAGATTTCGCAGCAAAACATAAGACTCAGAAGTGGGCTGATCGTAATGGTAACGATGATGATGTTTTCAAAGGTAAAACTAAACAAGTTAAACATGGTTATGTATCACCAGAAGATAAAAAAGTTTATGAATCAAAAAGCATGAAATGTGAATCATGTGGTAAAATGTATGAAAGTGATTCATGTGGTTGTAGTGGTAAATCAGTTCCAGAAGCAAAGCCTGGTAAAAAAGGAATGCTCGTAGACAAGAAAAAACTTTCTGAAATGTTAAGCGTTAAGGCTGGGAGTTAATAATGGCAGCAATAATTAAACCACTTGGAACAGAATCTATTTGTAATACAACAACCTTCAGTTCTTACAGCAACAGCGCATTAGTAAAATTATCACATGCTTCTGCAGTTACAACTTTAGCTTTAATTACATGTAAAGATTCTACAAATACTACTACTAAATGGACAATGTCTATTATTGGTGGCGAAACATTGATTGTTGAAAAAGGTGCAACAGATATTTTGACTTCGAATAACACAGCTGCTACATTAGTAGC